CAACTTAAAATCATGCGACAAAAACTAGAAAAAGGTGGATTGAAGTCTAAGGAGAAAAAGAATGGCGGTGAACATTGAAGACTTACTTGAAGTAAGATTAAAACAAGAAGACGATTTTCTTAAAGTAAAAGAAACACTAACCCGTATTGGAGTTGCATCTCGCAAAGATAAAACGTTATATCAATCGTGTCATATTTTACATAAAAAAGGTAAATATTATATTGTACATTTTAAAGAGTTATTTGCATTAGATGGCAAACCAACTGACTTTGAAGAAAATGATTTAGCGAGAAGAAACACAATTGCAAAACTATTAGCCGAATGGGGACTAATTGAAATTGTTCCTAGGGCAACAAATGTTGAAGAGCCTATAGCGCCATTGTCTCAAATCAAAATCATATCTTACAAAGAAAAAAATGACTGGCTCTTAACTGCTAAATATAATATCGGAAACAAAAAGAGGGAAGTAGAATAAAATGGATGAACTAATACAATCGCTAAAAGTGACTTTAGCAAACCACTATGCGTTTTATTTGAAGACACATTACTATCATTGGAATGTAACAGGCTCTAATTTTCCACAGTATCATATTTTTCTAGAAGGAATCTATACTGAAGTTTATGGTGTAGTTGACCAAATCGCAGAAGAGATTCGTGGATTAGATTCATATGCACCAGGAAGTTTTAATCGATTCATTCAGTTGTCTCAAATTCAAGGTGATGAAACTGTGCCACCTGCTGAAGTAATGTTACAAAGATTATTGGATGATATTCCTGTAATGTTAGCAAACATTGAACGCACATATGAACTTGCAGAACAAGTACATGCACATCATATCAGCAACTTTTTGGCGGAAAGACAAGACGCATTTAATAAACATGCATGGATGCTTAGATCGACATTGAGAAAATTGACATAAATAAATCTGTCAACAAAAATAGCTTGACAAACGTTATATTATATGAGATAATGTTATCTCAAACTAAATTAGGAGATTCTATGAAATCCATGAAAGTATTGACAGCAGTAGCATTAACTACTCTCTCCCTAGTTGCCGTTGCGGCAGACAAACCAGCAGAAACAAAACCTGCGCCTGCAACAACAGCATCAGCACCTGCCGCTAAAGCAGACTCCAAAAAAGAGAAACCACATCCCAAAGTGATTACTCCAAAAGAGAAAGCCGCAAAAAAAGCAGAGGCTACAACAACCGCTAAGAAATAATTCTTAGTAATTTTTTATCATTATTTGATGAGGTATTTAAAATGGCATTTGTAAATTCTAGCAAAACACAGACAGAACTCTTGGTATCATACTTGCGTGGTACTGGTCGTGGAATCTCCGCACCACAAGCACGGTCTTTGTTTGGCATCAAAAACCTTCGTGCCCGTATCAGCGACTTGCGCCAAGCAGGTTTCAAAATCCGTAAGGATATGAACACAGACGGTAACACAACATATTTTGTTTCCCGCAGAATGGTTGGACAGGCTTAAGCCTTATAAATAAACGTATCTCAGGGATGGGAACGTAAATGGCTCTTCTACCTTAGGAGCGTCTAACGCTGACACAACGTTATGGTGTCCCTGTATGCAGTAAGCAGGATTAATGATATGCCTTCGGGGTATCAAATTTTATTTTTAACTCGCTTAATAAGGAGCAAAACTATGGGTAATCATACTCCAATTCCCGCACTTTTCGCAGGTGCAGGCTTTAAAGACTTTGATAAATTTTTTGTTGGGTTTGACGATCAATTCAATAAACTCGCAAAAATTCATGATGATCTAACTAAAAACATTCCAAACTATCCACCATACAACATTCGCAAGACTGGTGACAATACTTACGTCATCGAAATTGCTGTTGCTGGTTTTGGTAAACAAGAAATCGATATCACACTAGAAGATAATAAACTTATCGTTTCTGGTAATACAAAAGATGATAACGATAATTTCTTGTTTAAAGGAATTGCAAATCGTGCATTCACTCGTACATTTGCACTTGATGAACAAATCGAAATTCAAGATGCCGCTTTGATTAATGGCATGTTGAAGATTGCTTTGGAACGAATCATTCCGGAACACAAAAAGCCTAAGAAGATTGAAGTTAAGGATACAGTTGATACTGTTACTCCCAAAACTAAAAAATCATCTCAGCAATATTTGACTGAGGATGATCTATGAAACACATCAAGAACTTTTTTATGGCTCTGATTGAAGGCATTCAAGAAGCACGAAATTATCAAGCAAAAGGATATGCCGAATATTATCTTTCTAAATCTGTCGATCAACATGATTTAGAACGTAGGCAAAAAATCCTTGCTAATAGAGGTGTTTTATGATTAGCGCATTGTTAATGCTTTTACGATGGAAAAGAGATGGTTGGGAAGTGCATCCAATCGTTGATTTGGAAGGCTGGATATGAAACATACATATTGGTGGCCTGTATCGGATGAAGAATGGGAACGTCTAAACTTCCCAGAGCGTTTTAAGTAAACAGATGGGTGCCGCAATGGCACCCATTTTTATTATAGGATATAAAATGGCAAACTTAAGAATTTTAAAATTGACAACAGGTGAAGAGATTGTCGGTGATCTTGTAGAAGAAACTCCAGAAAAATATCGCATTGAGAATCCATGCATTCTTGGTATTGCAATGGGTCCAAATGGCAAAGCAAGTTTACAGATGCAACCAATGCTTTTGTTCTCCGAACAGAAAGTGGTAGAACTCAAAAATTCTCACGTATTGTACAACGTAACAGTTGCACATGAAATCAAAAACAAGTATAATGAAGTTTATGGCTCAGGAATTGTCGTTCCGCCTCAACAATCCATTATCGTTTAATGAAATTTTATACGCACTTTTCTAAACTTGGCAATCATATTCTTGTTCGTGGATATAACAACGGCAAGAAATTTATTGATAAAGTTGAATACAATCCAACTCTATATTTACCATCGAAAGATGGTGACTATAGAACGTTGGATGGACAATCAGTTGCGCCAGTATCACAAGGCACAATGCGTGATGCTACTGAGTTTATGAAACGATATGAAGACGTTGATAACTTCAAAGTATATGGCTCAACAAACTTCCCTTACGTTTATATTAATGAAGCCTATCCGGGCAAAGTAGATTATGATCCAGAACAAATTAAGATTGCAAATATTGACATTGAGGTTGGTTCTGAAAATGGCTTTCCTGAACCTGCATCTGCGTCTGAGCCAATTACTGCCATCACATTTAAGATAGCAGGACACTTCTATGTTTTTGGTTGTGGCGACTTCAACAACTATCGTGATGATGTAACATACATAATGTGTCGTGATGAGAATAATCTTATCATGCGTTTCCTTGACATGTGGGAATCAACATCACCAGACATTGTGACTGGTTGGAACATTCAATTCTTTGATATTCCATATCTACACAATCGTATCAACAAACTCATGGGCGAGAATACCGCAAAGCGTTTATCTCCATTCCGTAGAATTGCTGAACGTACAACTACAATCCACAACAAACAACAAACAGCATTCGACTTGGTAGGTATTGCTATTCTTGATTACATTGAATTGTACAAGAAGTTTACATACTCACAACAAGAAAGTTTCAGTCTTAATCACATTGCGTATCTAGAACTTGGTGAGAAGAAACTTGACTACTCTGAAGTTGAAAGTCTGCATCAGTTATACCGAACAAACTTTCAAAAGTTTATTGAGTATAACATCCATGACGTTGAACTTGTGGATCGTATTGATGCTAAGATGCAATTGATTGACATGGCACTTGCACTTGCATATGACGCCAAAGTTAATTACACCGATGTGTTCACACAAGTACGCATGTGGGATACTTTGATTCACAACGAATTGATTGCAGACAATATTGTTGTGCCTCAAAATGTTCATACTGCAAAAGATGAACAGTATGCTGGTGCTTATGTAAAAGACCCAATCGTTGGTATGCATGAGTGGGTTGTGTCATTTGACTTGAATTCATTGTATCCACACTTGATTATGCAGTACAATGTTTCACCTGAAACAATTGTTGAAGGTCGCCATACAAGCGTAAGCATTGATGGTCTGTTGAGTGGTGAGTATCAAGCATCTACTCAATATTGTATGGCAGCCAATGGACACTATTTCAAGCGGGACAAGCAAGGCTTCTTGCCCGCTATGATGCAACGCATGTACGATGATCGGTCATTGTACAAAAAGAAAATGATTGAGGCTCAAAAGGCTTACGAAAAAGAGACTGATAAAGAACGTAAACGTGAAATATCAAATCAAATTTCAAAGTACAAGAACTTGCAACTTGCGAAGAAAGTACAATTGAACTCCGCTTATGGCGCACTTGGTAATCAATATTTTAGGTTCTTTGATATTCGACAAGCAGAGGCAATCACTCTGTCTGGTCAATTGTCCATTCGATGGATTGAAATGAAGTTGAATGGTTACCTAAACAAATTATTGAAAACTGAAGAGGTTGATTATGTTATCGCATCGGACACGGACTCTGTATACGTTAATCTTGGTCCGCTTGTTAATATGGTCTACGGATCGAAGAGTGAAACGAAAGTTGAAACGATTGTTGATTTCGTCAACAAAGCATGTATCGAAAAATTCGAACCATTCATCGACAAGTCATACCAAGAACTAGCAGACTACATGAATGCATTTGACCAGAAGATGCAGATGAAGCGTGAGGTCATTGCAAACAAAGGCATCTGGACTGCAAAGAAGCGTTATATTCTAAACGTGTATGATTCTGAAGGTGTTCGATTCGCAGAGCCAAAGTTGAAGATGATGGGCATTGAAGCTGTCAAATCATCCACACCAATGTCATGCCGTGAGAAGATTAAAGACTCTTTGAAGATTGTGATGAATGGTAATGAACAAGAGTTTCAATCTTTTGTTGAAGCATTCAAACAAGAATTCAAAACTCTTCCATTTGAAGACATTGCATTTCCACGTGGTGTTAGTGACCTATCTAAATATATGGGTAGCACGGAACTATATTCAAAAGGCACACCTATGCATGTGCGTGGTGCGATAATGTTTAATGCATTTCTGAAAAAGTACAAACTAACTAAGAAGTATCAACTTATTCAAGATGGTGACAAGACTAAATTCTGTTACATGAAAGTTCCGAATCCGATTCAAGAAAATGTATTTTCTATTCTTACAGTCTTGCCTAAAGAGTTTGGCGTAGAAAAATATATCGACTACGACACACAGTTTGATAAAGCATATCTTGAGCCATTAAAAACAATCGTAAACACAATTGGTTGGAAGACCGAACGTGTTTCATCATTGGAGAGTTTTTTCGCATGAGCAAAATACCATCAGAATACTTAGCGTTTAGAAAAGAAGATGATTTTGGATTTAGTGCAGTTGATGAATCAACGTTGACTAGAATCACAGATCCAAACACATTAGAAGATACAATTGCTGTTAAACAAACTGTAGTGCAGTCTTCAGAATCTTTACAACGTGTAGAAGAGAAACTAGATTCAATGCTATCATTATACAATCAAGGTAAACTTGGACTTGATGCAGAACGTCAAAACATGATAGCAGATGTAAAAAAGAATCTAAAAGAATTAGAACAACTCATCATGCCATTACTTGTTAACTTGATGAAGAATCCAGAAAAAGAATATATCTATTGGCCTAATCGTACTGCAAAAATTCAAGAGCAAATAGATAAAGTGTTATCGTTAACTAGAGGATAATTATGCTATTTGCTTTAATTACATTATTAAGTGCGTTTTCTCTTTCTGCTATTGCCGCATACTATTCAGTCATTGGTCTAATGGCTATCTTTGCGGCTAGCCCAATTCCAATTGCAATCATGGGTGGTGCGCTTGAATTTTCTAAACTCATTGCCGCATCATGGGCATATAAGAATTGGAAAATTGCACCACGATTTTTAAAGTACTACTTCACGATAGCAGTTATCATCCTAATGTTCATTACATCATTAGGAATTTTTGGATATCTTTCTAAAGCACACAACGACCAAAATTTAGTAAGTGGAGATGTGCAGGCACAGATTTCGCTTATAGATGAGAAGATTAAAATTGAAAAGGATAATATAGATGTTAATCGCAAAACTCTCAAACAGATGGATGAATCGGTGGACCAAGTTATGGTTCGCTCAAAAGATGAAAAGGGTGCCGAATCAGCGGCAAAACTTCGCAAAGCCCAACAGGCAGAACGTAGTCGCTTACTTAAAGAAATCGAAACATATAACAAGCGGATTTCGACTCTTAATGAAGAAAGAAGCCCTATCGCCGCCCAAGTTCGTAAAGTGGAAGCGGAAGTTGGTCCTATCAAATATATTGCGGCGTTGATATATGATGATGTTGATTCTAACATACTAGATAAGTCTGTACGATTTGTTATTATTCTTTTAGTTCTTGTGTTTGATCCGATGGCAGTTCTACTTGTTATTGCTGGTAACTTTTCTCTGAAAGAAATTGCAAGAGCAAAAGAAGAAAAGTCTGGTGGATATGAAATCAATATTCCATCGGTAACTACAGTTGGACCTGTACCAATGAACAAAGATGAAGTTGTTAGTGCAAGAGAAATGTACCATAGAGATCAGGATTCAATGTAAGTATTGATTTTGTGTTGAAGTGATGTTATAATAATTGATGATTAATAATTTAAGGGGTGATTATGAGTAATTTTTTTACAGACTTAGTGGATCAGTTGAAAGATGAAGACACTAAAATTTTGTCTGAAGGTGGCGCATCTGCTGAATATAGTGGTTGCATTGATACTGGTTCATATGCATTAAATGCTGTTCTATCAGGTAGCATCTATGGTGGTGTGCCTAATAACAAAGTGACTGCATTCGCTGGTGAATCATCAACAGGTAAAACATTCTTTGTTCTTGGTATTGTTAAACAATTCCTTGATGCAAATCCTGAAGGCGGTGTTATCTACTTTGATACTGAAGCCGCAGTTACAAAACAAATGATGGAATCCCGTGGCGTTGACACTAAACGTGTCGTTATCTCTGAGCCAGATACAATTCAAAAGTTTCGTCATACTGCATTGCAAATCATTGAGAAGTATCAAGCACAGCCAGAAGCAAAACGTAAGCCAATGATTATGGTTCTTGATTCTCTTGGTCAGTTATCTTCAACTAAAGAAATGGAAGATACTGCTGAAGGCAAAGAGACTAAAGACATGACCAAGTCTGCTATTCTCAAAGCAACATTCCGTGTTCTTAATTTAAAACTTGCAAAGATTGGTGTGCCTTTGCTTGTAACGAATCACGTTTATGATGTTGTTGGTGCATATATCCCAACTAAAGAAATGTCTGGTGGTTCTGGCTTGAAGTACACAGCATCCACAATTGTTTACTTGTCTAAGCGTAAAGACAAAGATGGTACTGAAGTTGTTGGCAATATCGTTCGTGCTAAGTTGCAGAAGTCACGTTTAACTAAAGAGAATTCCCAAGTTGAAGTAAAGATTACATACAGTACAGGACTTGATAGATACTTTGGCTTACTTGATATTGCAGAGAAGTATGGCATTATTAAGAAAGTCTCTACACGATATGAATTGTCTAATGGCGTTAAAGTATTTGGTAAGAACATCAACGAAGAGCCAGAAAAGTATTTCACCAAAGAAATCTTAGACCAAATTGACGAAGCATGTAAGAAAGAGTTCTTGTATGGACAAGAAAACGATGGTGGCATTGTTGATGAAGAAGAAGTGGAGTTAGTCAATGAAGATTAATGAAGATTACGAAATCACGGAACGTGATATAAGATACAGAGACAAAGATGCTGTTGCATCCATTAAAATTAATTCTGGTAAATACAAAGGTTTAGAATTTACTTTTGGTGAAATTAATTTTGCCGAAGAAGAAAATCCTGATGGAACGTATTCAATCGGCTTCAACTATGATATAATAGATGAAGAACACAAGGCTCTACAAGGTAATAATGACTTTGAAGAAACCCTAGGTGAAATTTTAAATGATCTTCTAAAACACTCATTAGAAGAAGCTGAGAAAAGGTATAAGAATGAACTTGGAACAAAAAATACTGAAACACCTGATATTGGATGAAGAGTATACACGTAAGACACTACCATTCATTAAAGGCGAGTATTTTCAAGAACCATCAGAAAAACTATTGTTTTCTGAAATTGAAAGTTATGTAAATAAGTATAACACTATGCCAACGCAAGAAGCGTTGGCTATTGAGATTGACAAACGAGTTAATCTAACCGATGACCAGCACAAGAAAACGGTTGCACTAGTTAAACAAATCACAATCGACCCTGAGGTGTCCGACACTAAATGGTTGATTGATGCAACAGAGAATTTCTGTCAAGAGAAAGCAATCTACAATGGCATCATGCAGAGCATTCAAATTCTTGATGACAAGAATAAGAATAGCACAGAAAAACTTGACAAAGGTTCGATTCCTAAAATTCTAGCAGATGCGCTTTCTGTTTCTTTTGATAATCACATCGGGCATGATTTCATTGATGATGCAGAAACACGATATGACTTCTATCATAAAGTTGAAAGACGAATTCCATTCGACCTCGACTATCTGAATAGAATCACTAAAGGTGGGCTTGCAGAAAAATCTTTGAACATTGTTCTTGCTGGTACTGGTGTTGGTAAGTCTTTGTTCATGTGTCATTGTGCCGCAGCCAATCTAACGATGGGTAAGAATGTTTTATACATTACAATGGAAATGGCTGAAGAACGTATTGCAGAACGTATCGATGCAAACTTGATGAACGTTGAACTCGACAGACTGATTGGTATGCCTAAAGAAACATACTTGAAGAAAGTTGAATCTTTACGTGAGAAGACTAAGGGTAAACTAATCATCAAAGAATATCCAACCGCCAGTGCAAACGTAAATCACTTTTCGCATTTATTGAATGAGTTGAAATTAAAACGTCAATTC